CGAGGAAGCACGGACCAGATGTCTTCCCCTTTTGCCCATCCGTCCTCCTGGAGGAAGGTCCCAAAGTCCGTGTCCTGAAACCAGAGAACCCGGAAGTCGGCCTGGTCGGCCAGCGAGTGTTCGGAGAGGCCGACACGCTCGAGGTCTTCCGAATAGAGCCAGTACACAGTTGCGTGCGTATATCGAGGGTCACGTGAGCCCCGATATACTTCACGTCCATCAATCGTCCAGAGGTCCGAGACGACATCCAGGTCATGCTCGGTAATGTCCCGTGAGACATCATCGTAGTAGACGCCAGGAACAAGCGCAGATTCCATTATGGTGTAGGTTGATTTGGTTGTGCTTAGTCAAACGAAACCTTGACGGTGACCGAGTGCAGGCAGACCGACTTGGTGGCACTGCGACTCAGCTCGTGGCGCTTGCGACGCTCGCCCTCCTTCGGGGCGATGGTCGTCGAGCACTCGTCCATGTCCTTCTGGACATCATCGTAGTTCGTCTCGAGGTAATCGAGGACCTCATCCTGGATGGCCCACTCGAAGAAGTTGAGCTGGCCCACCGTCGTGTTCATCCCCATAAACTTGATACGGCCCCAGCGACAGAAGGGGTCGAACATCTTCTTGGAGTACGCCTTGAGGTGTGCTTTGTAGGCTAGGTAGACGATGACATGGCGGCCTGACTTGGTCATGTACGAGACGTTGTGCTTCTTCGCATAGTTGGTCACGAGCCAGTCCAGAAGACGCAGACTCATCTTCGAGTTGCCCGTAATGATATCCCGCACACGAGTCAGAGTGGCCTCGTTGCCATAGAACGTGGACAGGCGATGCAGAACGAGCTGCTCTTTGCTTTGGATATCCTCCATAGGTGGAGTGCGGTTGCTCATTGAAAATGGCTTACGAAAAAAGAGACAGAGAGTAAACATGGCAAACCCGCTGGACGAGTTTATTAAGCGTCGGGATGAAGGACTGTACACCATCCCGTCCAAATTGGACGCAGGCTATATTCTTTCAGACTTTGGCACGGACCTGGACGCCATCGAGTCGTTTACGTCCGAGCTTACGGGCATTGTAGACACGATGAAGGAAGAGCTTGCGAACGAGAAGCGCATCCTCGAGGGTACGGAGGCGCCGGTGTACACTCCCCTAACCCAAAACGAACTTTCGGAGACCGAGACCAAAGAAGACCAATGGAGGACGCCCTTACCGCATGGCTCCTTGACAATCGGCCGTATACACACCTCAACACCCGTCTCAAACACTTCATCCTGTTCTGCCAGGCCCAACAGCCCGGTCTCGGATACACCGTCCTTCGCCGAACGGTCTTGTCCCTTGCAAACCGGCTCTTGCTTGGAGATGTCGGGCGCCTGTGGATGCGTGACCGCTGCTACGAACGAGTGCTCCGAATGTACGGTGCCAACGACCAGCGAACCGACGCCTGGCACGCCAAACGAGACGGTATGATTACAGCCTCCGAAGTCTATCAAGTCTTGGGGTCTGAAGCCTCTCGCCGGGAGGTCATGATGCGCAAGCTCGAACCTCGGGCCCAGGGGACGGGCCCTCCTATCGCTGCCCTAGCCTGGGGAACTCGCTTCGAGCCCGTGGCCAAGCGACTCTACGAAGAGCGCACCGCCTGCAAGATTACCGACGTCTCGTGCGTCCAGCACCCTATCCATTCCTTCTTGGGGGCCTCGCCCGACGGTCTTATCGTCCCCGATGCCGACGACCCACGCCGGTACGGCCGCCTCGTCGAGTTCAAGTGCCCAATGAGCCGAGTCGAAAAGCCCGAGATTCCCCCGGGGTATATCCATCAGATGCAGATGCAGATGGAGTGCACCGGTATCGACGAGTGTGAATATGTTGAGTTCCGATTCAAGCAGGTGAACTACACCGAGTGGAAGCGCAACAGCCTGACCAAGGGCTTCTTCGCAGTCTACGACTCGGGGAAGGTGGTCTACGACGTCGAGTGTGACGACGAAGACTGCCAGATGATTTACTGGGTCCTCCAATCGGTCAAGCAGGACTTCGTGCCCAAGGACCCGGCCTGGTTGGCAACGGTGTTCCCCAAGCTGCGGGAGTTCTGGGATGAGGTCCTGGAGCATCGCAAGAACGGGACTCGGCCAGAAGAGAAGAAACTTCCTGCACTGGACTTGTAAGAATGAAGGTCTTGTATGTTGTCTTGGCGTGTGACGCCTACTATCCCACTCGATGCCAGTGGCAGAAGGAGACGTGGCTCTCTCAGGTAGAGCACCATGTCTTTTTAGGGTCTCGGATGCAGCCTGAGAAGAACATGGTTGGATGGGACACGACCGATGACTACCACAGCTGCCCACTGAAATACATTCACTTCATGCGCAACTTTGCTCTGGACGAGTACGACTGGGTTGTCTTCGTCGACGACGATACGTTCATATTTCCGAAGAGGTTGGAAGCCTACCTGAAGACGCTCGACGAGTCGGCGCCTCTCTACGTGGGGGCCATCTGCAACGATGGATGGATTTTTATGTCAGGAGGTGCAGGCTTCGCAGTGTCGAAGCCGCTGGTGGCCCGTCTCCAGGAGTATACGCAATCAACCGACCTTGTCTCTCTGCATGTCGCTCACTACAGCGACAATACGTTTGGCAAGTGGGTCCATGTTGTCGGCGGCGCAGAGTTCGTGCAGGACTCACGCTTCCACGGCGACTACAAACTTGAATATGGCGCCAATTGCTTCTCGTGTCATTACGTGCCCGAACAAGGGTTCCGGGACCTCATGCGTATCCCCAACAGTACTGGTACGGGAGAATGAGAATCTCCTCCTCGTGGTCCTGATGGACAAACTGAAAGCTAATCTGGTCCTCGATGCCACACTCTAGAATTTCGACGAGCCACTTGCGGCCAATGGCTTCGACCTTGGCCCCCTGCTTCCGAATGTTGAACCCACAGCAGACCCGTTGCGGGACTGACTCCTTGTACCCTGCCTTCAAGCGAGACTCGATGTAGGCATGATACTGGTCCTTTTCGACTGCATATTTTTCGTACTGAATGGCGTTTGTGTACTCGTCCCAGACACTTGTGTACGGCAGGAGGTGGCGAGTGAAGGCCCAGACAGCTCCCGACTCACGAAGGTCCTCGGCCGCCTCCAGGAGCTTCCCAACATCCGTCACTTTGAGCTTCGAGTCCATCCAAACCAGGTACTCGTAGTGCCGGAGCTCAGGGTAGTCCTGCGGACAGCAGCGCAGGTACTTTGATTGACGAGCGCCCTCATTTGCATCCGGAGAGATGGGAAGATTCACCCAGACCCGTCTCCACGACGTGTACCCGAGACTCTCAAAGGTGTCTGGGTTGTTGGTGAAATAATACCCATCAATCCCGGGAGGAGGTTCGTGTACAACATTGGCCCAATTGTCCGAGGTCCCAAAGAATCCAGTATAGACCGCAATGTTCATATCACTTACGAGTGGTCTGCCTGAAACTTCCAATGTCTCTGACGCTCGTCACTGCGTTTCTTCGTCTGCCGCTTGCCAAGCACGACGAGGCAACGTACAAGGCCCAGTTTACGAAGATGGCCGACCTTAGGGTTCCTATCGTCTTGTTCCTTGACCGGCGATACACATGGACGTTCCCAGAGCACGTCCGAGTGATTCCGTTCTCCCTGGAGGACGCCTGGGTCTCATCGGTCGTCCCGGCGCAACCAGTTCTCCCTCTGAAGCGAAGCCCGGTGGATACTCGGGAGTACATGATGGTCATGACGGCCAAGACCGAGTTCGTAGCGACGGCCGCTCGGTTGAACCCTTTTGAGTCCGAGTGGTTTGCTTGGGTTGACTTTGGCCTTGGACATGTCTTCAAGGACCCCGAGCGGACCTTTGCTCGCCTGGCTTCGTTGCGTGTCCCACGGACTCCGTGCATCCGGACGGCAGGCATTTGGGACCAGGTCTGGACTCCGCATGACCAGGTGTGTTGGCGCTTCGCAGGGGGCTTCTTCCTGTGTCATCGCTCTCGTGCAGAGGACTTCGACCAGGCAGTCCGAGAGTCTGTACTCTGTCGCTTGCCACATTTCTCCTGGGAAGTGAACACGTGGGCTGACGTGGAGCAACGTGGAATGGACCTCGGTTGGTTTCCGGCCAACCACGACGACAGCATCATTCCGTTTACGAGCTAGGCCCGGAAGGCAGGGAAATGGACCCCGAGTACCACGAACCCGCTGGGCGGCAGCATTATCGTCTGCTGGAACAGTTTGCACGGACGTACTCGCACTGCACGTTCTTTGACATCGGAACGCACAAGGGGATGTCGGCCTTGGCCCTCTCCTGCAACCGGACGAATACAGTTCACTCGTTTGACCTCGTCGAGAAGCCGAACCGGCCCCAGAAGCCGAACATCGTCTACCACACAGATGACCTCATGAGTCCCGAAGGTCGTGCCAAGTGGAAAGACCAGCTGCTAGCCTCTCCTGTCATTTTCCTCGACATCGACCCTCACGAGGGGACTCGAGAGTATGCCTTCTACGAGTGGCTTCGGGACAACAGCTACCAGGGAAACCTTGTCTGCGATGACATCTGGTACTTCAAGGAAATGCGGGACAACTTCTGGTTCAAGATTCCCAGCGAGCACAAGACGGATGTCACTGCCCAAGGCCATTGGTCGGGCACTGGGATTGTCTCCTTCACCAAGCCGGCCGTGCCTGCTCCGGCCAACTGGACCGTGGTGACGGCGTATTTCGACCTCACACGCATGCCCGATGCGTCTCCCTCCATCAAAGCCCGTCCGGCCAGCTACTACTTTGAGAACGCTCGGGCAACCATGTCCCTCGACCAGAACCTTGTGGTCTTCTGCGAACCGGATATGCTCTCGACGCTTCGGACGCTGCGGCCGGCCCATCTCGAGTCCAAGACTCACTACATTCCGATGAACTTCGAGGACTTCCCTCTCTCCAAGTTCCGAGACCAGCTCACCGAGAACCGGAAGACGAATCCGCCCCACGACGACCGGAACACCGTCTCGTACTATTTGTTCTGCATGGCTCGGTATGCGATGCTCAAGCGGGTCATCGCAGAGAATCCATTCGGGTCCACGCACTTTGCCTGGCTGAACTTCTGCATCGAGCGCATGGGCTACCGCAACCTCATCGAGTTGCCGAACGTGTTCCGGGAAAATCGAGAGAAGGTCTCGACGTGCTACATCGACTATGCGCCACCCGAGTCTATGGATACCGTCGTCCGCACCGGCCGGTGTACGATGTGCAGCGGGTTCTTTACGGGAGACGCCTTCCATATGAAGACGTTCTGCGACCGCATCGAACGGAAATTCCTCGAATACCTCGAGAAGGGTCTGGGGCATGCGGATGAGCAGCTCTACTCGCCGGTTTACTTTGATGACCCAGGACTCTTCGAGGTCTACTACGGCGACTACCAGGAAATGATTACGAATTATGTATGGGTGAAGGACCGTCCCAACCGTCCACTCTACCAGCTTATCAAGCATGCGTACGACGCAGGAGGGTATGCAGAAGCACTCACCGCCTGTGTTGCCTTGTGGCGTTCGTTTAAGAAGGGGCATGCGAACCTTGAGACCGAGACAGAGGTGTCGCATTTGATTTGGTATTATCGGAAGAGCCTCGAAGCCCGAGGCTTACCAGTGGAGCTTGAGTAGACGCTCCCTCCAGGTTTGCTTGGGCGGCGCAAACTTGGCCGTCCATTCGTCGATGGTATACTGACTCCCCATGCTGCGGTTGCAGCGTGCACAAATCGGAACAAGGTTGTCAAGAGTCGTCTTGCCACCCTTGCATTCCGGGATGTTGTGTCCGCATTCGTAGTCGAACACCGAAATCTTGTTCCGACACCAGGACACCCTGCACTTCCCTTCAAAGCGATGGCCCATGCGGGATATCCAGACTTGCTCGGCCAATGCCTTGGGAATCTTGGCCTTCTTGTAGGGTGTCTCAGGTGGAAGGTCTCGGAAGTCGTCCATTACGGACTTACTGGATGTAGGCTCTATACTGGTTCACCTGGAATGGAGTCTGCATTCCCTCGACCGGGCCAAACGTCTCCACCGAGGGCCGCAGATGGTTCGTCGTCTGCTCATACGACGAATCTTCCGTGAGAAGCGTCTTCACGACGCCCCGCTTGTCGAGCATTTCGGGTTGAGTGCCAAAGCCCTCTGTGAGTTTCCGGACAGCAAGGCCGAGCACGATGGCTGCGGCCACGAGGAGGAGGACGTTCTTCATTACTTCTGGACCACGAAAAAACGAACCGCTTTCTGTCTAGCCCAGAGAACAAGCATGGAGACCGCCCTCGAGACACTTCGCACGATGCTTGGACGCCGGGGCCTGGATACGAAGACCGACCGCATTGTCACAGAGGACCTGGAGCGGGCCAACGTGTATACGATTGGAAAAGTCCTCGTCCTGTTCAGCCAGAAGGACAGCAGTCTCATGGTCCGTGACATCACGGGATTCATGGCGTTTGCCGAAGCCAACGGATATACGAATGGCATCATCATCGTTGCTCTGAACCCACCGTCAGACAACGTCCTGAAGCATATCAAGGGACTGGCCAAGGACCGGGTTCAGTTCTTCCACATCCGCCAGCTGCAGTTCGACATCACGACCCATCGGATGGCCATGCCGCACCGTATCCTGAAGGAGGACGAACGCACGGCGATGTCCAAGCGGTACAACGTCACTAAACCCGAGGACCAGCTGCCATGGATTGACTCGCAGGACACGATGGTGAAGTGGGTTGGAGCTCTTCCCGGAGACATCCTCGAAGTCACTCGCCACAGCGACGTCGCCGGGCCGCAGCTGTATTACCGCTTTGTGGTGCCCGACGTAAATGTTGCGTGAGAACAATGAGTCTTCCATTTCCTGAGTTATGCCCCTCGGGGAGTGAATTTGTTCAAACAGAAAGTGGCGCATTCTGCTACAACAATACAGACAAACGCCCCGTAGAATGCCCACCTGGAGCAATCACAACACCGCTACAAGGCGGGAGTGTTTTTTGTACGGGACCAGATGGTAGTGTGGGCAAGCAGTGTCCTACAGGATACCGTTTATATTATGGTGTTGACTCGACGGGCGAGGAGTGCCGAAAGGCCACTCCGGCAACGTGCCCGGCTGGAACGACTCTATATG